GGAATATTCCATTGCCAATGAAACTTGCAAAGTATTCTGCAAAAAAATCTGCTTTATACCTTCGATCTCCATTTACACTATTAAAAAAACCACTTTTTTCAGCCATAATCTCACCTCAACTTTTGTTTTATTTTATCTATTAATGTTGGAACACTATTACCAAAAGTAATATTTACACTTTGACCCTTCTCCTCATATACTTCTTCTATTTCTGTAATTCTTGTATTTAAAACTAAGTTCCACTTTTTAGATGTGCACGTTACTATATCCCCTAAGTCAAAATCCTTTTTATATTGCAAATTAGAATTATTATTTATGGTACTATCAAAAGTAAGAATTTCCTTAGTTGCTGCAAGTGCCTCATTTCCTTTTTCTATAAGTAAATTGTTATAATCCGTATCACTTATAAGATTATTATCTTTATCCATATTAGACAGATTTCTTTGATCTGCAAATATTTCAAATCGATCTAAACCAGCAGCATTACCCACTACAGTTAATTTTCTATCTGCCCCTTCACCAATGCCACCAATTAAAGCAATATTTCTATAATTATTAAGGCTATCAATAAACTCCTGTTCCAGTACATTTTCAAATTCCTTGCTAAAAATTGCTCTCGGATTAATGCTTTGGTTTATGCTCCGATCTATTCCTTGATATACATCAAATATTAATTTTCTGTTGGCTATATCAAAATTCACTCGGTGACCCAAGCCACTTATACTACTTAGACTTTCAATTTCATCACCTAGATTTTTATAAGAAACTTGATAATCAACTGTTGCTGTCAAATTTTTTATATTACCCAAAATTAAATTATTAATCTTTCTGCTAGTATCAGCTGGGTTTATGCAATTATGATCTACAAGTTGCCTCATAGCATTTTCAGCAGTATTATTAATTATTTCAGTTCCCCAAACTATCCTTCTATCTAAATATCCAGTAAGGAATTTGCCCTTGATAACTATTATTTCCTTGCCCTCGTTATCTCTTTTTAAATTTATATATTCAATATAACAGGCTTCAACATCACCTTTTATATAGATTATATTTTCTCTTTTCAACAAAATAAGAGCCTCGGAAGTTAAACTACAATGTAATTCAAACTCCCCACGCTCATAATATCGTCTAACATATCTTAGAGAAATAAACATGTCAATTATCCCTTTAAAATTTAAATCTCTATCAAATATATAAAGTTCCATATGCTACACCCCCAAATACTGCGGTGTATAATATATTGTCACTTCTAAATTATCAATATTTACATCTGTATCATATCTGAATAAATTATCTCCAGTAGCTAATTGCAAGAATGTACTTTCAATGTCTATATAATTAAATGCATTAATAGTAACTCCATTTAAATTAGATTCAACTCTTTTATTACCAAAATCAGTGGTCACTGTTATAATTTCACCAGCTGCCATTGTTTTATTGATTTTTATAAACTCCTGTGTATCCACATTTATAATAGATGGATTTATAACTGTAGCTAATGCTTTAAATTCGATTTTAAGTCCACATTCGATATCGCCTTCATTTAATACATTAACAATTAATGATGGTTCTCTATGTCCAATTTCAACTCCTACATCTTCTGGAATTTCAAAATCAAAACAAAAATCACCCTTCCACAATGCTATTTCTGACTTAGATTCAATAATATCCATCCAGAAAGGATTACTTGCAGTTAGGCTTATCAAACATTTATTAACGTTACTATTTACCGATGTAAAATAAGGCAATGTATCAATTATGCATTTTGATTTTATTTCTTTCATATTGTCCTTGTAAATCAAATATCCTTCACCAAGTTTCGGATTAAAAACTTTATTAAATTTATTTCTATAATTTATTAGTTCATCTTCACTATTGGCAATTATAGCAATCTCAAGAGTTTTATCACTTGTATCGATTGTATTTCCTAAGTAATTTGATCCATCTTGGTTCATTCCTTTGTTATTGTAAACAGTCACCTTTCCTTTTTCAGTAAAATTTAAAAGTAAAAATGGGGCCAAATTAGTCAATTCTAATCCTGCTCCCAATTTATTTATATATGTTAGCTTTTTCAATAAATATCACCCCTATAATGCAAGTGCTAATTCTTGTAATACTCTCTTATTTTGTTTTGCAGTTTCACTTGGACTTAATGCTGAAGGACTGTATATATTAACTGTTTGATTTATACCAGCATTAGTACCTTTATTAGCAACTGACGAGTACGATGCACTTCCTGTACCAACATTGAGAATGGCTGCATCTGCCATAGCTTGAGCCTGTCTTGATATTTGTCCAATTGTTGATTGGATACCAAGTCCAAAGCCTTCTCCTGTATATGCTCCAAGCTTCATCATTACCCTACTAGGTGAATGTATATCTAGGGTTTCTTTGATACCATCTACAAAATCATCACACAAGTTACCAATCCAACTGGTCATTCCTTCCCATGCTGAACTTATACCGTCCTTAATACCAGCAACTATATTCTTACCAATATCAAGCATTTTAGCTGGCAATTTTACAAATGTATCTACAACCCCATCAAATACTTTCCTTGCTCCACTTGTAGCTTCTGTTAACATATTTACACCCCAAGTTTTTATATTATCAACGCAAGTAACCAACCAAGTCCAAATTTTATTTGGCAATGCTGCAAAATAAGTAACTATACCATTAATCCAATTTGGCACATTTGTTGTTATCCAGCTGACTATATTTGCACCCCAAGCCGCTAAATTAGTTATTACATTCACTAACCAAGTCCAGATATTTGCTGGAAGTCGTGAGAAAAAAGTTGTTATTCCTTCAATCCAAAGTGGAACATTAGTCGATAAATATTCCCAAGATTCAACGCACCATTTTATTATTGTTCCTAATGCGAACCCTAAAGCATATGCAATTTTATTTGGCAACTGTAGAAACCATTGTCCGATTTCTTCAATCCATATTGGAATGGTTTGTGTAAAAAATGTGCCTATGGAATTCCAAATTTTTATGACATTATTTTTTATAGAATCCCAAGTTTCTGAAAGGAACTCTTTAAGTCCGTTCCATACTGAAGCTGTAGTTTCTTTTATTTGCTCCCATACTTGTGAAAGCCAAACTTGTATTGCTCCCCAAATTTCTATTGCCTTTGCACTTATTTCATCCCAATTTCTATATAATAAAACCCCGATTGCAATTAATGCAGCAATTGCAGCAACTACAATTGTAACTGGCCATGCAATTGCTGCCATGCTAATTCCTAATATACCTGCCGCCGATGAAATCGCAGTAAAAATAGGTGCTAGTCCCATTGCTATTCCTATCAATATGCTTAAAGTTGTAACTACAGCCACTATAGTTGCTGTAAGATTTGGATTATTTATTACCCATTCTGCGATTGAAGATACAACTCCAGCTATTGTTAATAATAATGGTGTTAATGCGGTGGTCAAATTAGATATAGCTTGCTGCATCATAATTGCTGGATCAGCATTTAATTGAGCAGTAGAATTATTTAATTCATCTTGGCCAGCCTTTAAATCAACTGTTGCTCCTTTGGCATTGATCAACGTATCGATTATATTTTGACCTTGATCTTCATATATCGTGCCAAAAATCCCAACACCTAATGAATTTTTCTTAGTTTGATCATCAACCCCTTGCAATGCAACAGCAATTTCATTCATGGCTTGCGATCCACCTTGGCCACCTGCTGCAACTGCCTTACCCCATGATTGCATTTGAGCAGCTGAAATATTTGTTCCATCAAGCAATGCAGCCATTGAATCGGATATACCTTGACCAAATTCAGCAACCTTAATTCTACCTTCCTTAAGTCCATCCATTAGATTGTCAATATTCCATGTACCAGTATTAACTCCAGCTGCAAATAGGGCCTGTATTTCTTCAGCATTATATCCTGCTCTTTGAAGCTGCGTTCCATATTCTGCGATTATATCTATTTGCTCTGGTGGAAATCCAGCCTTTAATAATGAATTTGTAAGAGCCAATGCTTCTTCGTTTGAAATCCCCATTGCTCTAGAAATTTCATTTGTTTCTTGGATTAATTCTGTAAAATCTACACCAGCATATGCAGCGGCGATTGTTGCTGCTCCATTAACAACTGCAGTATTCGATTCATCACTTGCATCTTTATTTAATGCCCATTGCCTACGAACTCCTTCAAGAGCCGCTTCACCATCAACTCCATATGTTTCGATGGTACTAATTGCATTTTTAATTGAGTTCATAGATTCTTCTGAAACATCCATTGATAGATTAATCTTTGTGTTAAAGCTGCTTGCATCAAGGGCTTTCTCCATTATTTCATGAATGCCACCTGCAGCTGCTGCTCCAGCTAAAAGACTGGTTAATTCCCCACCTAGATTTTTGATTGATCCTTCAGCATTTTCTGCTTCCTCAGGTATCTCTGATAAATCTTGTCTAACATTTTGCAATGATGATGCATCATCAATTCTTGTAAGAGATTGTCTTAAGTTACCCAATGATGTTTCTGTATATTCAATTTCACGCCTAAAGGCTCTATATTGTGCCTCTGCTATATCTCCCCGCTCAAATTGTGCTTGAACTTGCTGTTCTGCTGCTTTAAGTTGATTTAATTTATTGCTTGTAACTTCAACTTGTGATGCCAGTAATTTCTGCTTTTGGGCCATAGCCTCGACATTGCTTGGATCAAATTTTAATAGCCTATCAACATCTTTCAATTCTTTTTGAATGTCCATGCTTTGCTTAGTTACATTAGATAATGCTTTCTGAAGGCCAGTAGTTTCACCATCAAGTTCAATCGTAATCCCTTTTATTCTACTATCCGCCATTTTCTCACCTCGCTTTTTTAGAAATTATCAAAGTCCTTTTGACTTGCTGTTCTGGTTTTTGAGTTAGTTGGCTTATTCATTTCTATGTATTCTTCAATGAAATCAAGGCACATTCCAATGGTCATGTCCTCTAAATCTTCCCTATGCAAATCACATTTTCTACATAATAAAATGAATGACTCAGTAGTTATTACCTCATCATTCATTTCATTAGATTTTTCTATTTTTTTTACTTTTAATACTTGCGGCAATAAGATCTTGTACTTCTGGAATAATTTCGAACAAAGGAAACTCATCAAATCCATCCAACCAAGTAATCGGATCTGGAATATCCTTATTAGCTGTTTTAGCCAAAGTCCAAATAATATTATAAAATACTTCAAAGTCTGCATTTTCTAATACTTCATAATTAGACTTTTCCTCTTTGAAAGCACTTAATTTATTTAGTTTAATTATTTCTGCAAAGTAATCTTTCCCAAATTGAGCCTTAAATCTTAGTGGTGTTGCAGCTGTTGATTTAAATCTAATTTCTTTTTCATCTATAATAATTGTCTTTTCCATCTACATCACCCCTTAAACTGCTTTTTCATAGACTTTTGTATACCATGCATCATAAATTGCTGAAGGAGTTCCAGTAGTAGTTTTTGTTTTAACTGCTAAATCAGTTGCTCTTGGTGATGCTATAAATGCTAATTCATTTTCATTTGGTTCAGTTTTATCTGATTTTGTACTTGAACCAACTTTAGATCTTGATGCAGTACAATTATATAAAACAAATCTTGTTGCTTTTACATCTCCTTCAAATTGAAACATAATTGCAAATGGCTTACCCACTAGATTTGCTTTTTCAGTTAATACCAAATCATCAGTGTCTTTTTCTTCTCCTAATGCACTAATTGCAAATTCTTCTGGAATGTTTGCAATAGATAGTGTTCCATCGTAACCTTGATTATTGCTCGCTGAATAATAAAGTATATTATCCGCATAGAATTCCGTCATATCACCTCTAGGATCAAGCGATAAAGTAATCGCCCCTAGAATTGGCTTTGGTGTTTCATAATTAATTACCCCATCCGTTACTGTAAAAGGAGCATAATGTACATTCGTTAATCCAAAATTAACTTTATTCTCTGACATATTAAATCACCCTCATTTCATATATTTTTTGAAATATTTTCTCTGATTCAATGAAAATTTCACTTGTTTGATATGTAATTTCATTTGAATCCAATATATCTTCAAGCTTTGCTTCTGCTTGTAAATCTTTCTTATTGGTATACAATTCAATAAGAATATTATTTATTTTCTTATATACCTTATTATCTGCATACATATTTGACGAATAAATAAATATGTAAGTTATATATGGTGGCTCTGGCATTGGATTATTCTCACTTACATTGAAATGAGAATAAACAACTGGATACCCTGTTGTTTTTAAAATAGTAACTAATTCAGATAATGTCATCCTTTGACCACCTTCTCAACCCCACTTATAAAATCCTCAATTGCTTTTTCTTCGGCTGGTCTAATGTGGACTTTTGCTCCAACCCTACCTCCACCAACTTTTACATGTCCATGTTCCAATAAATGAGTTAATTGATACTTAGTTTTGTTATGGATTACTTGGGCAGTTCCAACTTTACTAATCCGCCACCCTTTAGCATATCCACCTGTATCTTTAGGACTAGAATCTTTTAAAATCTTAACAACATTCTTTGCAGTTTCTAATTTTGTAGATTCCAATCCTTCAGTTATTTCATTAGTGTAAGTTGATATTGCTGCTGCTATTTCTTTATATAAATTTTTCACTTCAGTCAATTTAAATCACCTTCTCACAAGTCAATTCTATTTTTTCAAAATCATTTGAATAAGTGCGGATTACTTTATATCTCGCACCCTCAAACTCAATAAGTTGTTCCCCATTATATTCAAATTTATTAATATTAAAAATCAACTCTGGTTTTAATCCATTAGCAACCGCATTATAAAATTCAGTTCTACCTATAGATTTCAAACCACAATAAACTACAGTTTTTATTTCAGTTGGAGTCTGATTTCCTATTTCATCTTCAATATAAGTTTGCTTAATTAATGTCAATTCATAATCATAAGTCATATAGTGCTACCTCCAACATGAATAATTAAATTATGTAATCTAAATTGTAAATGCCTCGGCATACTTGCATTGTCTTTGTTTTGATAGCACCATGCAGCATAATCTACAACAAAAAGAAGATGATAATCGTTAACCCCATCAAGGATTAATCCTTTCTCATCTTCTAATTCTTTGATTACACCTTTTATAATTGCTGTAAGGTATCCATCCCTTATAGTGGACCTAATACCTAATACCTCTTTTACTAATTGGAGGATTATTGATAAATCCATTCTGCACCCCCTTTAATGATTATTTCTAAACGTTGGCACTATCAATTTCGAATGATGCAGAAACTGCTGGAACTACATCATTTAATCCAATAAGAACAAAGGCTCCTGTTTGAACTAACTTTCCATCATATCGAGCAGTTGCCTTAAAGACTGTTTGATCGCTTGTAAATAAAAACTCTGTTGAACTTGAACCTTTTAAATCTGACCTTTCAGCCAATAAATACTTAGAAAAATCACCTACAACTAGATTATTTTCTGGGATTTCTTCGCTGAATACAACTTTATATCCAAGACCAGGGAAAGCTTGACCACTTACAGTTACAAATGCTCCTGCTGAATTATTCCCTAATGACATTGGAACTATTGTGCCAAGCCATGTAGCTTCATTCATAGCCACTATAATTGGCCCCCTACCTTTTCTACCCCTTTTAATATATTTCATAGCTTCAATTATTTTAGCAAATTTAGTGTTTGCAGATGTTAGTGT